TAATCAATAGAATCTGTCTCAAGAACAAGAGCATACTCAGTATCATTTTGTAGATAAACAGGATAATCAAATATAAATTTTGTAGGAGTTGTTGATTGTGTAACTGTACTTGTTGTGTCATCAATAGATACACCCATTCTAACTGCTGGAGTATCAATAGTAATAATAGATTCAACTTGAGCACCTGAATTACCAGTTCCTGTACCACTAATAACAACAGCTGGTGGTTCTGTATACTCTGAACCAGAAAGAATGATCTCAGAATGATATACCTTACCATTACCAACTCTTAAAGTTGCAGTTGCAGTACCTCCACCTGGAAGTTGAGGACTTTCAATAGTTACAATAGCAGAATCATAAGCAGAACCAGTATTAGATACTCTTATTCCAGTTACTCTACCAGAATCTTTTGCTATTTTAAGAGTATTTGTTGTATTATTTGTATTGTTAGCAAGAATTAAAGAAGGAATAGATAAATTCTCATCTTGTTGGAAAGAAACTCCTGTATGATTATCTAAAGAAAGAGTATAAACCTGATCATTTAATAATGCAAATACTCCAGAAGAAGATGGAATTACTTCAATATTATTCTTATCAAAAACTTTAGAAATAGGACCAGAAGCATTAGATCTTAGTCCTGTTACTTTCTCTCCTCTAGTTATATTAAGATTAGAACTAGCAACAACTCTCAAATATGTATCAGGAGTTAAAACTTTTTGTGTTCCAGGAACAATATTTTTACCTGGTTTACTATTCTGAACATCAGTAAGATAAACTCTAATAGGTATATTATCACTCTTAGTATTAAAGAATAAATCAACACCTGTTGTAAATACACCTCCCTCGTATCCCCCTACAGTAAATGTTTGAGCAAGAGGATTTGGTTTAATTGGATTATCAGTATTGCTGTCAGTTATTTGAGTTCCTTCATTCGCTTTAAAGAATGCAGGAGAAGTAGATATAATAGATGAAGGATTTTCGGGAATTAGTCCAGTAGCATAATATTTAACTTCAGCATAAGTATCCACTTCATTTTTAGATGAATCTGAAGAACTTGAAGTAAATCTAATAGTTTTAGCACCTGTAGTAAATCTCATCTCAGAAGCATCATTATCATATGATACTGTATCTACATTTCCAGTCCATGAACTATTTTCTCTTGGTGGTTGTCCAGCAGGTACTAATAATATTCCACTAGCATTACCATTTTCATCTGTAACTATAGGTCCATTAAATGCTGTTGAGGAATTACCAGCAATTCCTGTATACCTACTATCTGGATTTACCCAACGAGATATATCTCTTCCTTCTAAGAAAGGATATACTTTTGTATTAGGCTTAAGACGATTAATTACATAATTGATAGGAACACTTCTAGCAAAGAATGACAAAGAAGTAGAAACCACACTTGATCCCACACCTTTTGTACTAATACCTTTGCCTATCTCATTATTTTGTGGACTAATATTTGAAGAACTGGAAACAGAAGCATTAGTAACATTTGAACTTGCTAATGAACTATTGATATCAGCAAAAGAATTTATATTAAAGAATGCTCTGTTAGCACCAATCCAATTAACTTTATATGAACCATAAAGACTTGAAAGAGAATCTCTAATAGAACTTTTTGCTAAGAAAATTGAATATAAATTTGTATTATTATCAGTTACCAATGGTTCCACTGATGTGTCATACCAAGAATCTACACTTGGTGAAATAAATGAATCTCCAACATACTGAAGAACAACAAATGGATTAGGATTAATTGTCTTAGTAGCAAATGTATTACCAAGTAAATTTAATTCTGTGTAAGGAAGTGTTATACGATCTCCATTCCTTCTATATCCAGCAGTAATTCTTTGATCTTCCCTAGAATAAACTTCTTCTAGTTTATAAGAATCTTCTTTGGATTGAGATCTCATAACCGATTGTTGAGTATCAACAGAACACTTATAATCATTGGATCTCAGAGAACCAATTTTATGTGCTTCAAAATTATCAACAATAAATCCACTCTTATAACGATTATTTCCTGTACTATCAAGAACTTCCATGTTCAATGCTTGTTGTTCAAGAACACTAAGTGTAGTATAGTACTCTAATCTTTCAATACGTTTTTCTAACTTACCAATATCACGCATTGTATAACGCTTATTATCAAGTGGTGTTATACGTACATCCTTACTTGATTGTGTATATGCAGGGATATAAAGATATGCCAATGCAATAGCATCGCTAATTGGATCTGGTTTTGATGGATTGAGTGAAGAATTACCTTCCTTAACTATAAAGTTACCTTTCTTATTCAAGAAGACACCATCAATTCTATCCAAATATTGTTTTTGTGTAAATGAAAATGTATATTCTAAACCACTATCAGGAGCAGGTGTACTTGAAATAATACCACCAGTTCCAGTAAAGGATCTAGTATTTGCTGATCCTAGAAGAGAATTATTATCAAAACCAGAAATAATAGAATCATTATCTACTTTTGGCCTAAAATCAAGAACATCTTTTAATGAAACATTACCTAAAGCAGGAGAATTATATGATGGAATATCACCAGAACCAACACCAGCTTCATGTAAATATGAATCAACAGTACAGAAATCACCAGCACTGTGATCAAAATAATCAAAAGCAATAACTAATTTACCAGAAGGTATTTCAGAACCAGGTTTTAAGACAATTCTTGAAGTGTCATATAAAGTATCTCTTTGACCATCATCAAATGTAAATCTATCAGTAACATCAATACCACTAACTAGTGTTCCTGCTTTATCTACTGTAGGAGCATCAGCAGTGGAACCCATATAAACATACCTTAACTTATATGCATCAGCATAACTGTATACACTAGTTGAACCACTGTCATAATCTGTTCCACGGAAAGGAATTATACTGTCTCCGATTGAATCAATTATAATCCTCTTATTTGTAATAGCAGTTTTAAGTCTTGGTTTTGCCTTAGTTACTTCTAGTGTTGCTGTTAGTTTCAACGTAGGATACGTTGGGTTAGATGGCATTGTGCCAAAATAAGTATCAGGTAGATTCAAAGTAATACTACCAGAAGTTAAACCACTAGCAGAATCAACAGAAGATGAAATTCCTACTTGATCCGAAGTAATATAAATGACATCACCTTCAACAATATTTGGAGCAGATCCTGCATCAAGAATAGTAATTAGAAAATTACTCTCGGTAAATGAAACAAATCTTTGTGTTCCAAAATCCAATCTTTGAGAGAAAGTAATTTTACCACCACTAGAAGTACCAGTAGTTACAAAATCCTTTCTGATATAATAAGATATTTTAGAATCTTCACCACTTGCAGATATAGAACTAACTTGATTGGTTCCTGTTTTATAAAGAAGAGTTCCCTGATTAAAATTACTAATTGAAGGACGTACCCTAACAACACTACTATTACTTACAGTAGCAGGAAGAGCTCTATCCAAATATACTCTAGATTTCAATACACCAGATGGTTTTGTAGACTGTTGTACTATTCCACGAATAGTTCTATCCTGAGTATCAGAGAATTGAATTAAATCTCCTTGTTGTAGTACTTTTGTACTATCTCCACCAAATCCATTACACTCAATAAACTTCCTACCCTCAGAACCACTAAAAGTAAAGTCTGTTACTGATTTTACTTCTGCATATTTTTCTCTGTTAATTTCAATATCAGAAGTATACTTATTACCATTACCAGAACCAAATTCACAAAAGAATGACTTAACATTTTGTGGTGTGTATGTTAATACAGAATCCCTAACAAGTACTGGAGTAACAACAGCACCATCAGTAATTGCTGCACCACCTTCTGCTTGAACAACTGAAACAACAGGTGGTCTAGAGTATTCTTGATTAACAAGATTTCTATTTTCAACATCAACAGCAACAATATTTGTTCCTTTTAAAGTTATTTTAATTTTGGATATATCAAAATCTACACCATCTATTCTTAACTTAGATCCTGATACATAACCAGCACCTCTATCATTAACAATAAAATGTGATATAGTATTGTCTTTAGCAATCCTTAATGTATTATTTCCTTCATCTTTAATTGGTTCTCCTGATTGGAAAGTACCAAACAAAGTTTTAACCATTAAAGTCTTATTAAGACTATAAGATTTTTCAGAAGATCCTTCTATAACACCATATGCTCCACTATGAAGTCCATAAACATATTGTCCTGGTTCAAAAGACTTAGCAACACTTATACCTTCATCTAATGTAATTTTAGTAAAGAATTGAGGATCAAAGTAGGATAGTCCAAATGTACTATTATAAACTGCTTCTCCATCATCTTTACGACCCTTAGAAACGATAACATCAACATCTGGATTAAATCCATTCCCCTTTTCAATCAAAGTTACATTACTTGGTTTAGCTGTACCAATAACAGGAGTTATAGTTTCGTTATAATCAACAACATGACCTAAGAAATCAGCATCAGATTGTGCATTAGCCTGTGTTAAGAATAAACGTCTTTGAAACTCTCCACCAACTGCTTGAATATCATATTCATTAAAATAATTATCAAGAATATTCTTATCACCAGTCACAGTAATCTCAAGATATGTAACTGAAGTACTTGAATTAACTTCAAGTCTACTAACAATAGATAAAGATATTGGCTTAACATTAATAACATTTAATGGAGCTCCACTAACAGTAGCATTTGCAGGAGTATCTCTAGTAACAATAATCCACAAATCATTCTCTTTTAGTTTATCTAACTTAGATTGATTATCAGCTGTACCTGTACCTCCTATATTATCAATAGTCTTTCCACCAGCAGTATCATATTTTACATATATTGTTTTAATGCCCGTACCAATATCAAAATAATTTCCACGGCGATTTGTGGTTTGTTTAATATCAGTATCAAGTTCGGTTCCATTTAATCCAATAGATCCATCATTAAAGTTAGAACATAGGAATATATTAGGGTATGCAGTCAGTTCAGAACCTTCTGAATTAAGAGGTACTGTTCCAAATACATTATTTACTTTATAAGTTGGTAGTCCAGAAGTTTTTAAACGTATATCTTCTCTACCAAGTGTTTCTCTAGCTTTATTAACAGTTAGGTATTTTGTCTCTTTATTAACAATTTCATACCCTTTAACATATGCCTTTCCTGGTCCAATACTAGTTACTAACTTCTCTTCTGCTTCTTCTGTTGTATGTCCATTTACTTTACCAAATTCATCAGGAGAATACACACCCAAATTTCCATTTTGTTGATAGTATTCTCTAATATCTAATGAAAAATTATCAACAACATAATCACCAGATTCATCATAAGTTCTTCTTGCTAGAGTTTTCTCAAGAAGATTATAGTCTGTTTGTACTATTTGACTCTGTACAGATCCAGACTTAATTGTCAACAACTGAATAAAGTTCTTATCTGTAGCTCCAGTATAAGAATATTGAACCAACTTAAGATCAATCTTTAATCTATCTGCACCAGGAGCACTGTAATTGCTAGATCCTATAGCATTATCATAAAGAGACTCATCTGATTCTGCTGAGACAAGACTTTCGGTAATACTAAATCCAACTTTAGTAGATGGTTTGTTGTAATATTTGTCAACTATTAAAAGTTGTTCTGAATTTCTTACAAAATATCCATTAACAAAATAAATTCCTTCTTCTACTTTAACAGCAGAAGCAAATCCCATCGCAGGACTGTTTAACGATGACGATGCACCTGTGTCAGGATCAGTAATAGAAATACTAGTAGGAAGTACGCTTCCATCGGTTCCAACCACCATCAGTGGTGTATTAACGCCATTAATGACCTCTAGGGTCTCACCTTGTCTAAAGGTGTCTTCATTACCAGCATCACCACTATCAGTATAGTTTACATATAATATGTCAGCAGAACTATCTGTTGCTTTACTAGAATCAATAACAGTAGCTACAACACCAGATGTTATTCCTTTTAATTGTTGTCCCTTTAACTGTGTAATATCATACTTCTTATAAACTATCTGCCCATCTACGTTGGTAGGTATCTCTGATACCGAAGATAGTTTAACAAAAGGAAGTTTTGTATTAAGACCAACCTCACCAGGTATGACCAATTCACCTTGTTTAAAAGCATATTTACCAAAACTCTCTATTTGATTTTGAAGAGTAGACTGTAACTGGGTTAACTCTCTCGCTTGGATAGAATATCCAGGGCGAAAAAGAACCTTGTAAAAGTTCTTATCTTGTGCAAAATCATCGTAGTATGGAGCTACATTTAGGTTCGTCTTCTGAGGCATCTCACGTCCGTTCTAATTTGTGCTTAAATCAGAATTCAATTACTAGCTTGATGTCCTCTATTTGGTCAGCAGCTCTGGTAATTTGTCTTCTGTTCTCTATGTATACTATATCTCCAGAGTTAGGAGCGAGTTCAGGGGTAGCTTTACCATCTGTAAAGGCAATTCCATTAAATGCTGTATCTTGATTTCCATCAATAGGACGTGCAGTAGTCCCTTGTACAACATCATTAGTAGCATGATCAAATGCTCTAACAACTCCATTATCAGTATGGAGTTCAGGGGATTGGAAATATTTTAATACACCATTAGTTGAATCCCATGAAACAACTCTACCCTTAGCAGTACCACCAGTAACTGTTTGAGTAATCTCTTCATCTGTATTATAATCACCAGTACCACTTAATTTCAATGCATGTGTTCCACTAAGAGTACTTGCAGTAGCAACAGTTGTAGTACCATACTCAAATGGATCTTGAAGTATTCCAATACGGCGGAAATCATTATCTACTGGGAAATCACCATCTCCTTCTGCATAAGTTAGACGAATATTCATCATAACTCTCTTAGCAAAGAATTCAGCAGCAAGATCAAAACCATGACCACCTTCAGGTGATATTACAACTTCAACAGCACCAGAAGCATTTGCAGCAACTGTAGCAGTAGTTGTAAGAGCAGCATCAGTGTAAACATTACCCTGAACTAATCTTACATTACCATAGGTATATCCAGAACCAGATGCTTCAATTGATGTAGTCTGAATAACTCCACCATTAGTTGTTAAAATCTTAACCTTACCACCAGTACCATCACCATCAATAGGTACATATAAAGTATCACTTGTTGGTAAATTAGCACCACCGTTTGTAGTTACAGCAACATGAATTGCACCATCAACAGAAGCAGTTCCAGCATATGCACCAATAGGCATAAAGTCACTTGACAAGAATGCAATAACTTCACCTGTTGTTAAGGTGTACATATATTTCCAAACATATCCAGCAGTTCCAGACTCTTCAGTGAAAACTCCATCCGCATATGTTCCCTGACCTGCTGTAGGTGTTGTCTTAGGCTCATTAGTAGCATTCTGACCTGTTGGATTAGCAGGAGTTTCTCCATTATAAAGACATTTGAACACCTCGTAATTGGAGTTCATCACATAAAACTTAGATCCAGATAATGAATTGTCACCCAATGCAGTTTGTACACCAACTGTACCTCCACCAGCAGCAGTAGGAGAATATGTTGGACGGTACATATCAAATTTAGGGTTTGTTGTTAAACTCCAATTAAAACGAGGAGCAACAGAACGAGCAAATTGGTCTGTAACACGCTTGGCAGCAATCAAATCATCATATACGGCAGCTTTCTCACTAGCATTATCTATAGGAGCAGGAGGAGTGTCCTCGGTAGCGTATCTATAAGTTTTAACAACCGCAGTTGCTCCACTATTTGCCTGTGTAAGTACGGTTCCGACAGCAGGAGATATAGTTGCTCCCGTATGCGAAAGTAAAAGACTGTTAGGATAAGCAGCAACAACTTGTACTGCTGTCAACCCACCACCATCAACTGTATCTGTTGTGTTCCAAGTACCAGTCACATTATAGACTTCAACGTAACTGTACCATTTTTGTGGTCTACCAACAAAGAAATACATGTTGGTTGGAGCCGCTTCACTAAGCGACTCTAGAAATTGCTTCGCATTGAAGATTCTAAACTTTTCTGAAATAATAGCTGCCATTGTCTAATTGCCGTGATTTTGTAAGACTGAATCTGGTTTATTTATACGTATTTATTACGCACTTCTGAAGAAGTCCTCTATAGAGTGAGCTTCAATAGGTGAACCATTAACACCTCTTGTACATCCTGTAAAACGATCACTTAACTTACCAGTATAAGAAATCTGTTCTCTACCAATTAATATAGTTCCTGTTGTGGGGAAATTAGTTGTGGATTCTACATACACAACTGCATTTGTAGCAAGGTAACCTCCACCATTCTCATTAGGTAAATCACTAGTCTGTAACTGACCTAGATAATGATTTATAGAAGGATATCCAACATTGAAAGCATATCCAGCATCTGCTATACCTGACATTGCATTATCTGCAAAGTCTGCTAGGTCATAACCCCATCTAGACATTTCATCAATAGTTAAAGCGGAAACTCCTAATCCTGTACCATCTACGATGTTACCTGTATCCATGAATTTCGCATTCTCCCACATGAAGAATGATGGTCTCATTGTCATATTATGTAGGTTAGCAGGTGCGGAAGGATTCCAAGAAGGATTGTAATAACGATGGTCAACAAATCCTAATTCGTATACAGTTGTCTTACCAACTGCACCACCGCCACCAGGAGGTAGTCCACCGCCTCCGCCTCCTCCACCGCCTCCTCCACCAGGAGGACCAACACGGCGATTCCCATATTGATCAATATAATAAGTTGGGATTCCCATTCTAACATCACCACCAGTATGAATATGAGTAATTTGTTTAAAGACCTTAGCAAGAGTTGTGCCACCAGATGTTACTGATGTTGGGTGGAAAAGAACTAACTCTTGTGGTATTGCAATAGTTGTAGCAGTATCAATTCCTATAGAATCAATAATGGAAGTTATCTGAAGTGAATTATCAAAATCAACCGTTAATGTTGCCGAACTATCAACAACTATTGCAGTTCCTGGTATTGTTGGAGGTGTGGATCCACCACCACCGCCTCCACCGCCGCCGCCTCCACCGCCGCCTCCACCGCCGATACCAGTGATAAAGGTGACATCGCTCTCCATATAAAGAGCTCCAGATAATGAGACGTTTCTGATTAAAGGAGTAATAATTACTGTATAGAAAGGATCAATCTTTCTATCTCCTTTCATTATATCGTATTGCTTTGCAACAATAATTCTAGGTGCATCAGTATAACCAGATCCAGGATTTGTTAGTACTATATCAATAACAGTACCACCTTCAATAATAACTTCTGCTCTTGCTCCACCACCTGCTTTATTTACAGGAACAAAATGAAGTATAGGTGCAGTCTCATATCCATGAACATCAATTTCCTTATCCCATGTAATACTATCTACTTTACCACCAGAAACTGTACAAGTAACACTAAGTCCAGTTCCTCTCTGTTCTCCATTATAATTTGTAGTAGATACGGATCCAAAGAAACTCTGTGAAGGATCATCACCTGGAATATAAGTTTTTGTATTTAAATACTGTGGTAATTCATTAATAGTTCTGTATTCATCTTCACCACTTATTTTAATTAAATCACCAGAACTTAAATTTGATAATCCTTTCTTAGTATAGAATGCTTCATCTGCACTCTTACTTCCATACAACCATTTGGAAGCATTCCTCTGTAAACGATAATCATCATTCACTAATATAGTATCATTAGTATCAGTAAGTTCATACTCATCACTATAATCATCCTTTGAAGCAAAGAATACATTTGTACTATCAAAGTCTGGATTACGTCCACATAAAGTAATTACTAATTCCTGATCTTCAACATAATAATTTTTTATACTACCAATAATCTTCTTAGTATCACCATTTTTCTGGTAAGCAACAGAAGGATTTAGTTGTCTCCAATCAGCAAAATCATTCGCAGGATCATTTGCATGACAAGTTAAAGTAATATCATTGTAATATTGATTTCTTTCAAAATCATATAAAGATATACTCTGACTAATATCTCTTCCATACAAACATATAATCTCTACTTTACTTTCACGAGAAATATTCCTTGAGAATTTAATTGAAGATTCATTAATAGTATATGAATCAATATATCTTTGCCATATACCATCAACAAAGACTAAAACAAATTGTTGATCTGTAATACTAATTACTTTCTTATCAGAACTACTCTTAATTAAAAATGGACCATTAGAACCACCAGAAGGAATATATTGTGTATCTATTTCACATCTAAAGTAACTACCAATACTATGAGCAAAGAATTTATCAACTGCTAATGGTTCCTGTAATGTCTTAGTGTTATCTTCTTGACCCCATAAAGGTGGACTTGTAAAGACTACTTTATTTGGTACAGATGTTCTATCAATACTATAAGAAGAATCATGTTGTATGACACCACTAATACCAATCAATAAGTCTTCATTAGGATCAGTATCAACACCACTACCATCTTCATAATATAATT